ACTGGCGGGCTCGAGGTCATGAACGAGTTCGCTGCTAACTTCGTAATCGATGGTGCTCCATCAATTGTTGGCACCGGCTAATACCAACCCAACCCATAGGAGACCCGCATGCCAGAAAAAGAAATGTCCGCTAGAGACAAGATCCGTTCACAGATCTTCAGTAGGAAGGCCTTCAAGCGTGAGAAGATCGACGTCTTTGGTACGACCATTGAGGTCCGCCAAGCTCCCTTGGGTAGGGTCCTTGATCTCCAAGGGATGTTTGGTGACGACCGCAAACAAGCAATCAGCTTGGCACTTATCGAGTTCTGTATGGTGCCCGGCACAGATGAGGCAGTCTTCGATGACGGTGATGTCGAGCTGATCTGGGGACTACCCTTTGGAGAGGACTTTCAGGCGCTCCAAGGGAAGATCAACAAGATCATGGGCGTGACCGAGGAAGACGTGAAGGATGCGGAAAAAAACTTAGAGTAAACCACCTCCGATACAACGCCTTCGTGATTGCCGAGACATTGGGGAAGTTCGAATGGGAAGTGCGCGAGCAAATGGGTCAAGAAGAATTTGTTCATTGGCTTGCGTACCTCCGAATGTCTGGTAGCCATGGTGGTGGGGGTGGTAGTGGCGGCGTTCAAACCCCAACGATCAATAAGTTCAAGTCCAAGATGCGCGGAATGGGTAGAAGGTAGCATCAGATGGCTGTCGTAAGTCTTGGTGATGTCACATTTGGTCTTGGAGCCGATACGAAGGGCCTAAACCTGGCTATTACGCAGCTTAATACCTTCGGTAAGAAGATCGACAGTATTGCTAGGAAGCAAAGCGAAGGTGCCAATAAAGCCGTCTCAACGATGGCCAAACAAGAGGCCGCAGTTCGAAAGGCCCTCCAGCAAGTTCTCCGATTAAACCAATCAATACGTGCTGCTGGGGGTCCTGATGCTGCAGCGGGTATCGCCCGGAATACTGCAGCATTCCGGTCATTTACGGCGGGAATGACGCAAACGAATCTGACCTTAAAGGATACCCTACGCCTTCAAGATAGATTCCAAGGCCAGATGGGTAAATCCTCGAGGGTGTTGAGGGCATTTAAGACCGACAAGGCTCGTAAGGGCCTTAAGGGTATGTCCAACATGATGAGGGATTTGGAGTCTGCCTCCGTCCTGGCAGTCGGTCCCCTATCTGGTATTGGTGCCCGAATCCGAGCCCTTGGGGCGATCGCTAATAGATCAACACTCCTCATCGTGGGCCTTCTCGCAGGCATTACTGGTCTATCTGTCGCCATCTTCAAGCTGGCTTCCGCAGCGATCCGTGCACGCAAAGAAATGGACCGTATCATGGCGGTCCTGCGTGCTGCTACAGGTAATGCCTTCTTTGCGCGGAAAGAGTTCGAGTTCGTTGCCGAGGTAGCTGACAAGATGGGTCAGCGTGTTGCTGACACAGCTAAATCATTCGCCAACTTTGCTGCGGCCGCTCGCGGGACAGCACTCGAAGGTCAAGGTGTCCGTGACGTCTTTGTAGGCGTTATGGAAGCTGTTACTGCCTTGAAATTACCTCTCGAAACACAAACAGGTCTCTTCCGGGCTTTGACACAAATGATGTCTAAGGGCGTCATCCAATCGGAGGAGTTGCGTGGGCAGTTCGGTGAACGGTTAGCGGGTGGCTTCGAACTTGTGCGTAAGAAGATTGGCAAGACACGAACTGAATTTGCCAAGATGCTCAAGACTGGACAGCTCTTTGCAGAGAAGTTCGTCCCGGCGATTGGCGAAGCCCTGACTGAAGCCTTTGGGAAGGATGCTCTCAAGTCCGCTAATACACTCGAGAATGCCATTAACAGACTAACTAACGCCCAACTCGACTTCAACCTTGCAATGGACGATATGATCAATGCCTCTAGCATTGCAATTGGCGTTGTCAACAAACTAACTTCGGTAATCAAAGTCCTAAGCACCGACCTAGATGTGACGGCTTCGGCGTTAGGGGCAGTTACAATAGGCTTTTTAACTCTCTTTGGCCCGGCAACCCTTAAGGGTATTTTCGCCTTAGGTAGGGGCATTAAGACCCTTACGTTGTTCTTAACTGGCTTAGCCGTAGCCGCAGCCGTCAATCCACTCTTTGCGCTTGGGGCACTTATTGGGCGCATCATAATTGGGGTCGGCGCCGCCACTGGGGCATTCTTTATATTTAAGAGCCTACTGAGTGATACCAACGAAGAGACTAGAAAGCTCGTTGCGCAAAACGAAGAGTTGCTTAAAGTTACACGGCTCCAAACTGACTTGCAACTTGACCAAGCAACAAAGCAACTTGAACAGACAAAGGCCAAAATCATCGCGGTAGAAGCTCTAATTATAGCACAACGAGCCCTCGTCGATTCTCTTGCGCTTGGTGTTGGCAGTGAGATTGTTGCCGAAACCACAATAGGTAGGGATTTCCAAGAGAGCTTGGACCTCCTACCTAAGCTACGCGACGAGATGGACAGACTAATAGCCCTTATCAATAAGGGTGTCGAGAAGGTTGGAGGTTTTGGTGATGAAATCTCTGACGCGATGGAAGACGCCATCGAAGAGGTCGAAGACCTTGCGTTAGCCTTAGAGAGGGCTAATCAGCAAATAGAAAACATAGGTAAGGACGTCGCTTTAGATCCTGCATTCCTTGATGCCTTCTTTGAAGCCCAAGACATCCTTGAAGAACTCTCTACCAAAGAGCTCGAAGACCTTAAAAAGAAACTAGATGAGGTTGGTTCTCGAGTAAGAATATTGCGATTATGGCTGCCCAATTAGAGTCGCTAGGTATCTCTTCTAAAGGCGTTACTACCACGGTAGCAGCCTTAGCACAATTAGTATTTGCCTCGCAACAAGCCGAAGATCAGTGGAAGGATATGTTAAAGGCCTTCGAGAAGTCGCCAGCCATCATGAAGGACCTTAACGAGCAGTTTAGTCGTATGCAACGTGAAATCGAGGCAATGGCACAAGGGGTCGATGCAGTAAACAAGCTTAATGAGGCTTTCGATCGAGAAGACGCTATTGCGAAGTACGCAGAGCAACTTGCTAAGATGACGGCAGAGGCTCGTAAACTTGTGCCCACTTTGGACGAGTTCGCTGCCAAGTTGGATGAGCTTAATAATAGGCGGGTAGTGTTCGAAAAACTTGAGGAAGCTGTCGAGTCGATAAAGGACGTCTTTGAGTCCTCATTTAGGTCAATTGGTGACTTCATCTCTGAGGGGATTGCAAAGGGTGAGCTTACCATGAAGGGGTTCATTGAAGTCCTTGAGGATATAGGTACGCGAATCCTTGACCTAGTTATAGAACTATTAATTATTAAACCAATAATGGAAGAGATTGGTAAAGTCCTTGAGGGTGGTGGTTTCGACCTTGGGGCACTCTTTGGTAATGCAGCTACAGACGCTGCGGGTGCTGCGGGTGGGGCAGCCGCAGATGCCGTAGGTGTAGGTGCAGAAGCTGCGGAGGCGGCTGCTCAGTCCGCAGCTATGGTTGCTCTAACAGCATCTATAACCGCCCTAACTACAACCATAACTGCCGCGACTGCCACTTTGAGTGCCTCTTTCACTACACTAACAGCGGCTCTTATACCTATAGGCCCCCAATTCATTACAATGTCGGCTGTCCTAACGACGGCTGTTGCTGCACTCATTGAATTTACTGCAGCAGTAACGACCGCGGCGATTACCAGTAGTGCTACTGCCGGCCTCTCTAAGGGTGGCGTCTTGAGTGGGGGGCGTATTAGAGCATTTGCTAGAGGTACGGTACTCAACGGGCCAACAATATTTCCGATGGCGAATGGTGATATAGGCCTTGCTGGTGAGGCTGGGACAGAAGGTGTACTACCATTAACACGCACGCCCTCAGGAGACCTTGGTGTCAAGACAGATGGCGGCATGTCCAAGCATATCACTATCAATTTAAACCTACCTAAGGGGACAGATGGTAGGACCTTTAACGAGTCTAGGAACCAAATACGGCGAACACTAATGAGTATCGGACAAACAGCAGCAGCGAGTATTGGTTAATGGCACACGACGACACAATCATCCTTCCAAACACCCTCTCCTATGGGGGTTCAACTGGGCCTAGAGCTCTTAATGATGTCGTCCACAACGCTGGTGGCTTCCGTAAGACGAACAGGATTTGGAGTCAATACCTCCGTAGGTTCATCATCTCAGAAGACGCCCGTACACCAGAGAACGCAGCAATAATCTTAGTGATCTGGGAGGGTATTGGGGGTCAAGCAGGATCGTTCTTAGGGACGGACCCTAACGACTGGAATACTACAGAAGGGTCCATGGGTAGCAACGGTTTGGCATCCATCACTAAGGATGACCAGCCAATGCTAAATACCGTCGATGGGTCATACGTCGGAGATGGCTCAACTACCGTATTCCAACTCCTCAAGCAACGCACACCTGGAGCCCAAGTACACGACCGCCTTATTAAGAGACCAAGGGCTAGCCCAGTGCCTTTGGTTGCAATCGACGGTGTCTTACAGGCTACGCCTGGTGACTACTCAATCGTATTTACAGGTGCTAGTGGGGGTCTTTGCACATTCACGTCAGCGCTTGCCGGGGGTGAGGTGCCTACTTGGGGTGGTGCGTTCCTTATACCCCTTGCGTTTGCCAGTGACGACTTTGATCAGACCGTTGTTACCATTGACGTTAGAGGCCTTCTAGGGCTTGACTTTATAGAGGTGCGTCTCCCATGACGCGAAGTGCTTCTGGGCCTATGACGACGCACGTCGCGTCGCGCGATACTACCCTTGTGATGTGTTGGCGAATCGACCGCCGGGATGGTATTATTCAGGCATTTACTGAGCATGATCTACCTATCTTTGTGGACCTTGCTGACGGGGACGGGCTCATCACTTATGAAGCCTCATCAGGCTATAGTAGGACGGCAGTAGACTCGTCGAATACATTTGCTGTCGACAATATGGACGTCTTTGGGTTCTTAGATCCGGGGGCGTTTCAATCAATTGACATCGACGCTGGGAGATATGACTTCGCAGAAGTCAGAATCTTTATGGTCAATTGGGCTGATACCTCTATGAGTATTATCAAGTTCGTTAGGGGCTTTATAGGCGACATCGAACAGAATGAGGCTGCGTTCCGAGCTGAGCTACGCAGTCTCCTTGACCGGTACAGCGACGAGCTCGTTGGTCTTGCATCGCCTACGTGCAGAGCAGATCTAGGTGACCTACCAGGAGCATCGCCGTCAATCCACGGCTGTAAGGTTTCAACCGACCCGTCTTTTTGGGCCCCTAACACACCCTACACCGAAAGGCCTGTAAGGGATGCGGGTTTAGGTGATGTCGTTAAGCCCTTAGAGTTTAACGACAGGTACTTTAGGTGTACAACACCTGGTACGTCAGGGTCTAGTGAACCTAGTTGGAATCTCACCATTGGGGGCACAACTAGTGATGGCTCGGTCGTTTGGACAACCGAGGAAGCACTTGTTCTCGAGACTGGTATTGCTACAGTTACAGACCGTGGTGAGTTCACGGTCACATACACAGGCGATGCACCAGACGCACTCATGACGGGAGGCCTAGCTAGGTGCATTACTGGTAATAATGCACTCATAAATATGGAGATCCGTTCTTGGACACTATCAACTAAGAAGGTCATCCTTGCACTACCATTTCCTTTAGATCTAATAAGCACTGCGGACTCAGAGATCTTACTAGAGGACGACTCAGGAGCTCTCCTACTAGAGGACGGATTCAAACTTCTACAGGAGTCTGGTGATATTGTTCACTTAGTAGCTGGGTGTGCGAAAGATCGTGATGCGTGTAAAGCGTACGACAATATCTTTAACATGAGGGCTGAGATCCATGTCCCAGGAGTCAAAGTTATCTTCAGAACAGCAGCCAACCAATGAGCCTGGAGTGTACATTTGTTGTGTGTGTGGGATACGTATCCTTGATCATGCTTACCGTGTTCAGAGGAGAACTGTTAGAGCCGTTAGGTACAACAAGGCTACAGGTAAGCCAATCAGGCACGATGCTATTCACACGTGGCATGACGGCATCAAGTTAGGCCCAGAGTATGATATCTATTGCCCAAAGCACAATGCCGAGAGACCTACAGGTCAAGAACTCCTCGATGCCTACCACGAGAGCCTTAATACATGAGGCACTCCAGTGGGAGGGAAGACCTTATAGGGCTAGTGGCTCTCATGAGTCTGGTGCTAACTGTTTAGGTATTTGGGGCGGTATCTTACGTAATCTTGGCGGGCTCGAGGACATCGTCGATGAGATAGAGCACTACGCGAGTTATGCCAAACAGCGGAGTCGAGGTGACCTATTACGAAATCTAGTGCAATCACCACACCTAGAGGTTATCCGTCCTGCAAAGTTCATCGTAGGTAACTTAATAATTACTAGATTCCAAGGGGATCCACGTCATTTAGCACTAGTCACTGAGCCGAGAGTTATACTGCATGCAAGCCAACTACACAAGAGAGTTATCCGGCAAGGCCTTCCATCTGAGTGGAAGGTCTCATGTGAATTTAGGATCAAGAGGCTAACGTAGTGTCTGACGCACTCGGTAGAACCGCACTAACAGTTGGTGGTACCCTTATAGGGTCTTTCTTTGGGGGCGCTTTTGGGGCAGCCATCGGCGGTGCTATTGGTGCTGCAGCAGGTTTCTTTCTCTTCCCACCTAAAGGTAAAACGATTGAAGGGCGTCGTTTAGACGACCTTAATCTTTCGTTCTCCACCTACGGCAAGCCTATCCAAATCCTCGACGGCACTCTAGAAGTCGGGGGTAATTACGTTTGGTCTGACGGCTTAACAGAGCACGAGAAGACCGAGACCCAAGAGGCTAAAGGTGGGCCATCTGTTACGACGATATCATTCCTTTACACAGCTAGTTGGAGGATCAACTATTGTGAGGGCGTCGCAGATGCGATCCTGAAGAATTGGGCTGACAATAAAGTCGTCACGGACATAACCGGCGAAGGGCCTATAATCCAGGCCTTTGGGCAATCATTTACAGAGATACCCTCAGCTGGGTTTCTCTTTGGAGCTGCAATACTTGGTGAACTTGTTATTACAAATGAGTTCGGTACGGTTATACGTAACTTCATGGGTAGCGAGACCCAATTACCAGGGCCCGCTGAACAAGCCCATAAAGGGATTGATAATACACCCGCACATCGTGGGCATGTTGGCCAGGAGGTGGAGAACTATCCACTCGAGGACCATGGTAACCGTATCCCGAATTGGACCGCTCTAGTCGCAATGACAGCGACGGATGCACTACCCTTTAGAATAATTACGCCACCAATACAACCGCTCACACAAAATGCCGTAATCAGTAGTGATCGTATCTTGTACATCGAGGGAGTCAAGATCGACTTGGTTAGTAAGACCGTTGTCGATAGTATCTCTTATGCTTCAGGGGCGATAACTCTATTGGACGACCTTGACAGGCGTTGGGCTTGGTTGAACTTAGGCGGTGACGCTGTTAGCTTCAAACTCTACGATGCAGCCTCTGGGCTGCTTATTGGAGATGACGCTGAAGTGTGGGACGATGGGGTGATCGCCTCCGCAACAATCCCGTTAAATGGCGGGCTCAATGGGGTAACAGTTGTTGGATCGTTCGGCAGAATGGTCCAATTAGGTGCCGGACCTACACTAGAACATATACGCTCCCACAACAGTACGCCATCGTACGCCCTAAGTACATACTTCCCCGGAACCTACCCAATTGGGGGTGCGAGAGGATTCTGGACGCTTGACGGTAACGGGGATGTTTGGTTCACTCAAGATGTAGATAGTGACGGGTCGATCATTAAACTTAGTATCCTAGGCGATCCGGTTGAGCGTATTCTGTTAGCCGGTAAGAAGGTCGGTACGATTGCATATCATGCTGGGAGGAATGCTTTCATCCTACAAGGGTCATCTAGCATCATTCGGGTTAGTTTAGATACTGGGTTGATCGACGACGAGCTGTCAATATCCCTCACGCTAGGTGGGCGCAATAATACCTGGTCAATCCTCCCTGATGGCACAATGTATCTGCAATCTAGTATTACAGGTACTGGTAAGATTGTAGATGTTATTAGTGACACGATGGCTCAAATCGGGACTTATAACCCAATAGACTGGGTTAGCGGCTCGTCCAATTGGGAAGCTCCGTTCTATGATCCTGTAAACCATGCAATCATAGTGACGGCAACAACAGGCTCTGATCGATATGCATGGTTATTCTTAGATCGAAAGGCTGCTGGGGAAGCCACTGTTAGGG